CCCTTGGATGGAAGTCCGTTGGCTATCATTGTATCATTGATTCGATTGGGAACGTAACGGTCTTGGCTCCTGATAGTGCCATCACCAACGGAGTGCAGGGCCACAACGCTACGAGCCTCCACGTGAGTTATATCGGAGGCAAAGACAAAGATGACCGAACTATCGGCCAGCGTCAAGCGATTGCCGTGGTGCTTTTAGATTGGCTCAAGAAGTATCCCAAGGCCCGCATCATCGGACACAGGGACTTTCCGGGCGTTACGAAAGCCTGTCCCCAGTTCAATGCCGAGAAAGAGTACGGCTACCTATACCTAACTGCCAGCGGTGTAGAACCTGTCGCAGGGGGCGAAGGAAGCAAATAGGTCAGTACAACCTATCTGCAGGGGTGAAGGTGGCGTGGACTTGAAGTTCGGGACCCTTGTTGTCTTTGCTGTTATTTCGTGAGGTTTCCAGTTTCAGCCAATAGCCTCCCAAAGGCTTCGGGCCTCTTCCTCGCTCAGTATGAAAGCCCATGTAGCCTCCGTCCCATTCTTCCTTGTAAGTAGCCGTACGCAGTTGGTGAACAGGTTTTTGAATGAGGGTTTTGGTTGAGCGGTCATATCTATGAATCATATTTTGATGGTAGTACAGTTCGTGGACGTGGCCCATCCAAGTCAAGTCGTAGCCTTCGGTCCCGGCAAGTATCCTCTGGTCTTGAATTACGCCCTTGCTGACCACCCCTCCGCCCCCGAATCCGTGATAATAATGCACTACGAAGTTGACTCCACGGATTGTATCGTGAAGCACTCGGATGTCAATGGTTCCACCATATCCGCCAACTTGAACCGCTGACCCTGTGGCGTAGTTGAGGGTGCTGGCAAAGCGTTGCAGGAGGTCCGTTTCCCCGTGTTTAATGATAGCGGTTTCGTGGTTGCCGTAGCCTATCAGCAAAATGTTTTTGGCGTAGGGAGCGAACCATTCCACCGAGGTGTCCACGATAGCGTCAAAGTATCGGTCGGTGTTGTGTTCGGGACGAATCAGCGATTTGTCAGCACGACGGTCATATTTCCCACCCATGCAGCAGTAAGTGTCGCCATTGAGTATGATGGCAGCATTCCGCTTGACGGCTTCGTCCAAGTGATTTTTCAGCAAGCCTCTATCGCAATGGGGGTTGTCCCAATGCAGGTCGCTGACAAGTAAGAACTCCTGCCCTGATTGGCAGGTTACTTCGTGGATGTTTCTGGTGTGCTTGGTGGCTGGTAGAATCATACGAGGGTTTTAAGTTTGGCATTCTCGGCTTGGAGGGAGTGGATGGTATGTTCCATTTCCTCAAGTCGTTGACGCAAACTTACGACCTCATTGCGAAGTTGTGTTAATTCTTTGTTTTGGGACTCGCTGGTAGCCTGCCACATAGCGAGGACCGCTTGGGCTTGACGAACTTGCAGGGAGTCCGATTCAACACGGCCTTTGGTAAACCAAGCGACCGCTCCACCGACGATTGCTGCAACGCTCCCGACGATGGTGGTTTCGATTAGGTTCATTACTTGTTCGGCTCGCCCTTTGTTTTATCCAAGGCCATCCAACCAACTGACAACAAGGTCAATACGGAACCGATGATTTCGGTAAGGGTCGCTGAATCAATGATACCTTTGGCAACAAGGGTTCCACCGATGAAGGTCAAAAGGTGGCGAAGAAGTGCGATGACGGCTGATTTCATTATTGAGAGTTTAGGGGTTTCGGGGTTGCGTTTGCGAAAGAGTTTCATAGCGATTTGTGTTGGTGGTAGTCCTCGGTGTACTGCTCGTCCCATCCGAGAAAGGAGTGAACTCCGCACGGTTCGGGCCAAGTTTCGTACTGGGTCGCCTCTTCAGGTGCGTCGCCCTCCCAAAGGATGTCGTAGCAGATAAAGCCATCCAAGACACCGAGGGAAACCGCAGCGGTCGTGCCTGTGCATAGAGCCAGCACCTTGTCAGCGTCGGCCTGCTTGGAGAATGCGTATTTTCGGAAGGTAGCCATTACAATGTGGTGAGCGACTGGAGTTCATCGTTCGTGAGCCTTGTAGTGTAGAGGGATAAGGCACTAATCCTTTGGTTGCCTCTCCCCTCAAAAAATCCAGTCGGGTTTATATTAATCTCAGTTAATGCAGCAGCAAAAGAGAATGCGGTTGAACTCGTCCCAATTTGAACCCCATTGATATACAAAGCGCTTTCGCCAGTCTTGTATGCAACCGCTATTTTCAGATTTCCTGACACGGTGCCTGATGCTGCTATAAATAAAGCTGGCGATGGGCCAGATGTATATACCGTGGCTTGAATTATATTGCTAGAATTCTTGCTTATCGATACAGTATTCGTTGTAGCCCTTGCAAAGCAAAATAAATCACTTGCCCCGCTAACAAGTTCATCTGTTTGCAAATAAATCGTCCCCTCCGTCTGCCCGATGCATCCGCTGACTGCTCCTGATAGAGTGATAACGTCTGCGTTGCGGGTTATTGAGCCTGTGGTTGTGGGGATGTAGGAGGTGGCGATGGAGCCTGTTTCGAGTTGTGCTCCAAAAATGTAACAAGTGCCTCCGCTGGCGGTTACAGGGATGCTTGATGTAAGTGTCGCCGTTGGTCTTATCGTTATATGAGGAGTAGCAGGGGTATAACCCATTGTTACCGCAAGGTTACACCGATACCATCCATTGCCATAATTCTCAATGCCCGACCGAACAACGGTGAATCCAGCACCCGTTGAGCCGCTTGATGCTAATTGTCCAGTATCTAAGCGGAAAGCCTGACAAGCACCTGATGTGTAGTTTGTAGCGGTTCCATCTTGAAAAACCAAGGACACACCGCTGGATAATGTTCCTAGTTTAGCAAAGCAAGAAAAATTAAGCGTTGCGCCACTTGTCAAAGTTACGGATTGACGCAAACGACCGCCCGCTGCCGAGGCCTCAATTAATGCACCTAAGTTGCTGTTGGTTGGTGATGTAAACCCACTCGTTATATTCAAACTGGTTGCCGCCCAAGTTGTATTAAACGCCTCACTCTGCAACGCCAAGTTCGACCCACTTGCCTCCACCAATAGAGCAGGGCAGCCAGCCGTTCCACCGCTGGTATAGTAATCCAAGCGAGGGACACCCGAAGCCACCGACTCAATGAAGCCGTTTGCATTCACACGGGTCGCAGCCGTTGCACGGGTTACGTTGAAGTCCCCCGAACTTGCCAAGACAACCCCAGCCGAAGTCGTAGCGATTTGGGTGTAGAGTTTCCCCGTCTTGAATCTGGCAGGGACGATGAGTAAAGATGGGCTTGCAGGCATCTGCTATGCGTTTAAAAGATTATACATTCGGACTTCGAGGCAGTTGATAAAGGCGACCTCCGCAGCGTTAGCCGAGTCGGTATTCGCCCGTTGCATAAACGGCTGCCAAGAATTTGAATAAAAGACGAAGAAATCGTAAGATTGGAACGAGTTAAGGAATCGGGTTTGGAGGCATCCATTGACCGCAGCCTCCGCAGGCAAAGCCCCGTCAGCGTCTGCACGTTGGTTGAATGCAAGCCAAAACGGATTGCCACCGCCAAGCAGTTGGTTTGTTGGATAGCCGTAGCCGTAACCTATCAGCATTACAGGAATGTGAAACCGATGACCGAACCAACGCTTGGAGTTACCGCAGTAATCTTACCGCCGTTGCGCCCCGAAATCACGATGCCAGCGGAAATAGAAGCCCCCGAAAAGTTGTAAGCGGTTAGCAGGTTCTCGCTTCCAGTTCCTGTTAAAGTTGTGAAGGTCGCAGCGGTGTTGACTACCAAGAAGTCGTAGTTTTTCCCGGTAACGGTTCCATTGATAAACTCCATCGTACCACCTTGGCCGAGCATTTGTTGCAATATGGGTGTAGGCATTTTTTAGCGTTTAATTGTAAATGTCTTTTAGGTTGGAATTTCACAAACCGAGTGAGAGTAAGGAATCTCAAAGGTCATCGTCGCCTGCCACCCAGCCGTGCGGTCGTCCCGGCTCTCTACGAAGCGGGTAAGCGATACGCTGGATGAGAGGGTCCAGTCCTCGTTCGGGTCGTTTGTGAGCGACGATATGAAGTCCTGTGCTACCTGTAACTGGTCGCTTAGGACCTCATCTTCGTTATCCTGCCAACCCAGCGTAGGGCTGCCCGAAACCACTCCGCCCATCGGCTTGATGGACTCCACCCGGTCGCTAAAATAGACACCGACCACAAGGTCCAAAGTACCAGCGTCAGTACTTGCAGACTGAACGTCCGCAAAGACCAAAGGATAGACGATTCGCTCACGGCTTGGGGTTCGCAGGTTGATGGTGTTGTCCGTGCCGATTGCAAGCGGGTCGCCCGTCCCGAAGGAGTTGACTTGCGGGTGAGCATTTGCAAGGTCCAAGAGAGCCTGCTTGATTTTTATCCATGACATAAGTCTGAAGTTTCAGTATGTTTTTTTTATGCGCGCCCATCGTTAGCAGTCATTACACGCCCCAAATTGTCCGTAAGGGTAGGGGTAGTCAAGGTTGCTGATTCCCATCCTCCTGTTGCGGTCCAAAACCATCCCGGTGCGATAGTTGGTAGCGTTCGGGTAAATCGTGTCAAGAGCCGATGGCGGCGAGTTCCACAAGGGATAGGAGTTGCGGTTCTCCATGAGGTAGCGAGTAATCCGTTCGGAATACCACTCGGCATCGTTCTTGACCTTATCGGTCAGCCGTGTGATTTCTTCCATGCTCATTTGGGAGGACTCCTCGCTCGTTCTACGGACCATGCCCTTGTTCATGTACTTAAACGCAAGGACCATCGGCAACTCGTAGTAAAGCCACTGAATCATAGCCGGCTGGATGTAGTCCTCCAAGAGCGTTTGGTTGAGTGCAGAGGTTGAACCGCTGACGACCTGTGTAACCAGTTCCCCATACAACGGAGAGCCAACGATGGGCTGAATCCGCATCTCTTGGACCTTGACAACGGTGGGGCGTATCTGCGTGTAACTGACGTTCTCGTTGATGATTGAGTTGTCGAGCAGCGTTTCTTCGCTTATGAATAGTGCCTTCATGCCTTGCTGATTTTATTGCCTTTGCGGATAACGAGTTGCTGCTCCCATACATGGCGACATTGGGGCCGATTCACTCCGCTGGGCGTGTGATACCAACCGCCCCTCCTGTTCCAAACGGAGTAGCCCATGATTGCAGAAATCCCGTCGATGTCCTCACGGGTGTAAACCTTGCCTTGACCGGCCAAGTCCAGCATCACTTTGCAGAACTGACGGCTTGACCCTTTGTCCTTGTTGCTGAAACCTGTCGCCCATGCGTATTTGTAGCGGACTTCCAAGACTGGCTCGGCCACTTCCTTCACGTTCTTTGGAAGGTTCTGCTCGGCAATCTTGTCCACGGCCCGGCTGATTGGGTAGCGGTCCTTGGTAATTAGGTAGGCGACTCGCTTGGCGACCTTGGCTTTGCTGACCCCGAACTCCTTTGCCATTTCTTCAACCGATGCATCCCGGTTCTTCTTGCGATACGCTTCAATCTTCTTGTCCAGTTCGACTTCTTCCTCTCCTAATTCGGCAAAGGCCAAGCGGATGTTTTCGTCTATGTTGGAGTCAAACCGCATTGGCTTGGAGTGCATGACGTGGTAATCGTCTGCATGACATCCGAACTTACTCGCAACCACTTCCAAGACCTTGAACTCTTCATCGCCCCAGCCGTAGTCTTCGTCGTCCTCTTCGCCCCAAGTCGGTTCGCTGAACTCTTGGGACTGAACGCCCAGCATCGTGTCAATCTCTTGGGCTGATAGACCGAAGCCTGCTGACAACATGGTCCGAGCCATTTCCAAGGTGATTTTGTCCTGCATATACTGCCTGACGATTCGCATCAGGTTTTGGTACTCACGACCTGACAACTTCTTGATGTTGTCGTTGCTCTGCAATGCCTCCACGGCTTGCGGTTGCTCATCGGGTTGGGGGTTAGGTCCAACCACGTCGGCAGGTTTCTCCAAGGGTTGCAGACCTGCCTTTTCCCGAAGTTCGTCTTGGGTCATAATCTGCAAGAGGGCTTGTTCGCTTAGTCGCTCGGTAATGGGTTCCACCGGGATAAGTTCCATGCCTTCGACTCCGTTGAATGAGCCGAGGTAGTTTATCATCCGCTCCACTTTGCGTACCCGGTCGTTGACGTAGGTGGCTTTGAATAGTTCGTAAGCCTCGACCAATTCGTTGCGACCACCCAATTGGCCTTCGGTCTTGACTCCGAAAAGCATGGGGTTGGTTACACGATGGGCAATGAATATCTCTTGCTGGATAGCCTTGTTCAAGATTTCGAACTGCTTGTCCATGTCGCTCGGTGTGAGCGGTTCAAGTGTCGGAGCCTTGGCTGCATCGTCGTTGAATGTAACCACGAAGCGACCAGCGTTGTCGGTTCCCGAAAACTTGCGTTTGATTTGCCTCTCGATGTCGCCCTGTTCTTCGGGGGTCGGGATGCCGTTGTTGAAGTTTATCAAGTAACCGCCCCAAAAGTTGTTGCGTAGGTTGTTGTTGTGAAAATTCGCTACTTGCACGTCTGCTTCAATCCAAGCGTTCCCTCCGATGTATTCGGGCAGAGGATAGTGCTTCACGCCTGCTGCGTACACCCGATAGTAGAACAACTGCTTTCCGAGGCGGTTCTCCGGGTCGAATGCAGGAATCTTCTCGATGTCGCCCACCTTCGGGAACAACTGCATCATGTCGTCGTTATACCAGTCAGCGACTTGGAACATCTTCTCTTCCTTGTCCACCCGGATTTTCTCGAACGGGACGTGCTCCATCTTGGCGATGGTCCCAAGTTTGGACCAAGTAACCGCAACTGCAAATCCATTGAATAGTTCCAAGTCAAGGACCAGTTTCTCCGTGATGTCGTTCAGGTCCTCGGTGCTTGACATTCCATCGAAGAACTTGATGAACCGGGCCTCTTGCTCTACGGTCAGGTTGTCGCCTGCCTGCCATCCACCGCCCATGATGTAGTTGACCTTACCATTCACGATAGCGTTGTGCTTGGACGACCTGCGATAGTTGTCAAGCAGGTAGTAGGGGTATTCGTTGGCAAAGCCGTAGGTGATGTACTTGCCGGACCTGTTCTCCAGCATTACAGGGACCTTATGCTCTATCCCAAGCCATTGGGTGAAGTGCTGCGTTGACTTGCTCATAGGGTGTGAACTGTGAATGAAAGGGCTGAAATCGTGATACTTGCACCGCTATCGATTGCGTTGACGTAGATGGTGAACTCATCGTTGACTGCACCCGTAACGTAGGCCTCCGTGTAAATCGCATGGCCGTTCGTGTGAGCCGTTGTGATGTCAGTCATTGACTGGTCAATCGTTGTGCCGTTCTTGGCGATGTAAACCTTGATTTGGTGGTTGTTGCCTTGTGCCAAGACCATGGACGCAGCGATGCGAAGGGTCGCACCCGTTGTGCCGGTGTAGGTCAGCGAGTTGGTAGTCCTTGTGAAATTGTAGGTTGACAAAACGCCTGAACTCATCGCACTTGTCAACTTGACTCTTTGCCCTTGCGTCGGAGTGAAAGCCGTGTCGGTGTCAAGGTAAAGGTTTGCAAAGCCCCGTTCCCGGTCAAGCGTGGCGGTGTCTGCAAGGTCGTCGAACAAGCCGCCCACACGGGATGCGGTGTTCGCCCCGGCAGCGGTTTCGTTGGTGATGGTAGCAGCACTCGCTTGGAGTTCGCTTCTTGTTTGTACGCTCATGCGAAGGATTGGTCAAAGGTTGAATCGAAAACCCTCACGCTGGATGCGAGGAAGGTGTTGTAAGTGATTGTGTTTGAGTAGGTGTTAAAGCCTATCGCAGCGGTTTGTAGAAAAGCCAAGCCCGTTTCAACGACCGCCAAAGCAGCGGCAACCGTGCTATTGGTATCGTAAACTTCATACTTATACGAGCCTGTTTCAAGCGACCCCACGGCAATCTGAAATTGGTCATAGCGGTTGGTATAAGATGAAAGGTTTGCGGATTTCAGCAGGGTGTAATCCGTCGTGGTGTTCTTGGCAATGCTCGTGAGTCGCAAGATGTAGCGGTCCCCCGTGCTGGCTCGCTCGGTCCAAGTAACGGTAATCGTGTTGGTTGTGTCAGGGTTTAGGTAAAGCATCTGCTTGTAAATGTGCGATGCCCCCGAATTTCACAATTTGCGCCCAATCTGCCTGTATAGTTCGGCCCGCTTCTTGGCGGTTTCAGCCACGTTGAACTGCCTCTTGATGTCCCGTGTAAGGTTGTCAGCCAAGCCTTTACGCAGGTCGGGGTCAAGAATCAACTGCTTGATGTACTTGTACCAGTCCTTGGGTTTGTTGTAAGGAACGAGAAACCCGTTCTCCCCGTGCTTGATTACGTCGGTGTAGGGGATGGTTTCGCTTGCTATTATCGCCTTGTTCATCCACCCTGCCTCGACCACCTTCAACTCGGACTTGAGTTTGTTGAACTTGGTGTCCCGAAGCGGTGCAAGGGTTACGTTCACGAAGTTGTAGCCCCCGACGTAGGAGTAGATGTCAGCAGCCTGAATGCGTCCGTAGTTCGGGTTGTTCCCTTGGTCGCTGATAATCTTTTCGTAGTCCTCATATACCGGGTTGTTGTCGTTCCACCCTCCAAGATAGAGGCGGTACTTGCCGTCAAGGTTTGCATCCCAGCGTAGTTTCTGCATACCCTCACGGAGCAGTTCCATGTCCTCTCCGTGCTGCGCACCTCCGAACCAACCGAACTTCACGAGGTGCTTGTCGGGTTCTTCTTCGGGGTTGGGAATGAATTGTTGGTAGGCTTCGTAGGGTTCGTTCTGCAAAATGCTCACATTGGCGTTTAGAGGCCGTATGCGAGCAGCAAGGTGTTCGGTGGTACAGGTAACCCAGTCAGCCAATTTGATGTGCTTACGGATGACCTCTGCGAGTTTGGTTTGATGGTAGTGGCGGTACATGATGTGGCCGCTTTCAAGCACCCAGTAGTCGTCCAAGTCAAGGATGACTTTGGCCCCGAATTGGGTCAGGGCTTTGTAGACATTCTCCACCTGCTCCATGGTTCCCTGACACCACAAACGGCTGAACAGGAACAGGTCAATCGACTTCAATCCCTCGTCGCTGATGGTCGTGATATTCTCGACGCACACATAGTCGAACTCCGGGTAGTTGTCGCCAAGGTAAGCGTTCGGCATTTCTAACCGATAGAAACTGCACCCGGTTGGATGAGCGTTGTAAACGATACAAATCTTCATGGCCGTAAAAATAAGAAGGGCAGCCATTGCTGACTGCCCCTCTCAAACCTCAGTGATGAAAACCTAAGCCAAAGATACTACGAGCCGAGTATCTGTGCAGTCGATGGTGAAAAGACTGTGGATGCAATCACGAACATCGGGTCGGGTTCCATCCCGGTCAAGGTCAATTCGTATCCGCTGCGGTCCCCGAAGGCAGTACCAGTTCCAGCGGTTCCAGCGGTTGCCTCCAAGCCGTTGGCAGAACCCAGCAACCAATAACGGTTGTTGTTGTCTTGGACGATGACGATGACACGGTTGCGGACTAGCAAGCGGAGTTCGTTGCGGACTGCGACTTGCAGTTTGTTGATGGTGAACGTTACTTCGGGGGTGTAGTAGATTGAGCCGTTCTCGATGCTTGCATTCAAGGTTTCAGTCAAAGATGACGTAGCCTTGGTCAAGTCATACTCGAAGAACCCACCCGAAGCGTAACCCGTGAAGCCTGTAACCGCACCTGAAAGGTTGGCATTGCAGGACCCCGTTGGGATGAAGGATTGGACGTAAATTTTTTTGATTCCACCTACGGAATCACGGCAGCCGAGGGCGTAGCCAGTAGTTAGGGAGCAGGACATATGTGTATTTGGGGTTTAAGTTTCAAGGAACAAAAAGCAGGGGGAGGTTTCCCTCCCCCCTACACATTAGGTCAAGCGGAAGTCTACAACCAAGTCGGGGTAAGCGATTTGGACACCTGCTTTGAAACTGGCTTGGAAACGTACTTGGTCGTTGTCTTTGGAGAACCAGATTGAGAACTGCTCCTCATCACTCAACAAGTCGGTTCCGTAGAAGAAGTTGCCGAGGTAAGAAGAAACGATGCGGTTAGTTCCAGTCAAGCCGGGGACTGCGATTACACGGACATTCGTGCCGGGATACATGATGTCCCCGTCAGCAAGGCCAGCCAAGTCAACTTGGTTATACAGGACGTTAGCGGTTGATTTGAACGCACCAAGCAACGTACGGAAGTTGTCCCAACCGCAGAAGATTACGAGGTCTGTCTTGGTCAGAATGGCCTGTGGAATTTGGTTGTAGATGCCGTCAAAGATGGCGATTGCGTTGCCTGTGGTAACACCAACGGACGCAGAAACCGCTCCTGTGTTACCGCTGATGGTAGAACCCGATGCAGCGTTCAACAACTGGTTGACACCTGAAAAGTAGGTGTTGCCCTTCCAAATTGCATTCTCCAACGCCTCTGCGATACGGAGAGCCTTCTGCTCGGAGAAAGCCTGCTCGAAAGGAACGCCATCGTAGGTAGAGCCAGCAGTCAACTGGGTCTGCATCCAGTACTGCTCCAAGGAACGAGGACACAAGGTTTCTTGCACTTTCATACGGCCAACGGTGATGTTACGCTGACTGAATGTAGTCGTACCTGAACTTTCGTAACCGCAAACATCTCCGCCTTGAATCAAGGCATCGGTGTCCATGAGGTTGAGAGCAGCAGCGAACTTGATGCCCACTTGCTTGGTGAACAGGGCTGCTGAACGAGCGGAGAATACCGCTTTGGTGATGAGAGGAAGCCTCTCTTGGTCGGTGTAGGCGTTTAGATTGCCAAAATTGTATGCCATGGTTAGTGGGGGTTTAGGGGGTTATTTTTTGGATTTGAGTGATTGAAGTGCTTGTGCGAGAGCGTTGAAGTTCTGCGATGCCTGAGCCTTGCGTTGCTCGACAATTGCTGAACCGCTGGCCTTGGGTGCTTCGGCTGGGAGTTCGGAAACCTTTTCGACGATGTCGGCCATGGTTTCAACCTGCGATGCGAATGCAGACATCTTCTCCTTCATCTTGCCCATTTCAGCGTATGCTGCTTTGAGTTCGTCCATGATGGCTCCGAGGTGCTTGGCTACAATGGCCTCAACGACTTCGGGGGTCATGGCAGGATAGGCTTCCTTGATTTCCTCGGTAACCTCAACGGCCACTTCGGGAGTGATTTCGGCAGCAACAGGCAACGGCTCGATGACCGGGGTCGCTACTTCGGCAGCAATGACCTCAACGATTTTGCCTCCTTCGGTCTTGATCGTGCCAACGCCTTCAACAACGTGTTCGCCATCGGGCGCAGGGAGTGTGCCGTCTTCGGCTACAACGTAAACGGCAGTTCCGGCAACGAGGTCCCCGTCAACACGGACAACCGTGCCATCGGTCAACTTGTAGTCGGCAAAGGACTGCTTTTGGGTGCTGAATTTACGAAGTTCACTTCGCAGGGATTCGATTGCGTTTTTGAGATTCATAGTTAGTGGGATTTGTAGGTGGGGGTTAATTGTTGCAAAAAAGCGGTTAATTCGTCAGCGAGGCCAGCGAGTGCGACCTCCAGTTCGGATTCGGTCTTGTCCATCCCGAAAAGTCCCTCAACGGAGAAACCCCGGAACAGGTTGCGGTTGTCCCACACCTCGTCGTTCTCGACTTTGAAGGAACCGAACCAAGAGCCATCGGGTGTGTCCTCGTAGCCCTTGGGTGGCATGATGCCACGCTCGGAGTCGGTGATGTAGGACTCGAACATGAACACGCCATCGAGTTCGGCATTGTGATAAGCATTGACGTTGTGCTGATTTCCTTGCTTGAAATACTTTTGGACTATCTTGCGGATGGTCGCTTTGTCGAATACGACGTAGTATTCCCCGTAGGTTTCGTCCTTGCGAAAGATGGGGGTGTCTGCAAGCATGAGAGGCCCAGTCAGGACCCTGCGTTCTCCTGTTTCGGTGAACTTTTGTGGTGTCTTTGCGAAGGCTTGGAATGGCCGTTCGATGGCGGGCATATCGGTCAGGGCCACGAATTGGACCCCTTCATCCACCTCGTCCACGGTCATCCTGTAAATGGGTAGTTCCATGCAGGTAAATGTGGTTAGGCTCCAAGAGTTGCAAATTCCTCCAATCTCCGAACCCTCCGAGTGCTTTGGGTGATGTCCCTCTCCACGACATAGGCTCGCATCGGTGATGAGCCTTGGCCTTGGCCCATTGCAGCACCATCGGTTCCAAGCATGGTTGTTTGAGGGTTGGCAAAGATTGATGCAGGAGCAGCCTCTCCACCTCCACCGCCCCCAGCAGTCAACGCACCACCGCCTCCGCTTGCTGAACTCCCTTGGAACTGCGTCTTGCTGATTTTGGCGACCTGTGCCAAGCCTGTCGCAAGGGCGATACCTGCGTCAATGAACTGACGACCCTTTGCGATTTTAAGCGCATTTCCTCCAGCAGTCAGGGCAGCGGTTACGGCCATGAAGGTGTTGATAAGGGCTTGACCCATGCTGGCCTTCTTGTTTATCTCAAAGGCTTTCCGTTGGTCTTTCTCGGATTGGCCCAAGCCAGCGGTCAGCAAATCACCAAGCGCACCAATGGCATCGGAAGCCATCTTTAGGTCTTGTTGCCTGCGTTCACGTTCAATCCTTGATATTTCTTCTTCGGTTAATTGCTTTTGATTTATTTTGGCTGCATCAAACCTTGCATTGATATCCTTCTCCATCGTGAGATAGGCTTCGGTATCTCCGAGGGCTAACTTGGCTGCTGCTAACCTTTGTACTCGCTCTTCATCAAGTTGGGATTCAAGTAAGATTCCCTTGGTTTTTGCTTTATCTATCTCATCTCTAAACTGTTCTTCCGCTAATTGATTCCTGACATCATAGTCTTTCCTCGCATCTTCCTGCAACTGCGAGTCTAAGTTTGATAAAATCTCAGCCTTTCGGTTCTTCTCGTCTATCTCAAGTTGGTCGAGTTCTTGCTGGCTTTGTGCGAGCAATCTCCTTTGTTGGTATAGCCTTTCATTTTCAGCATAAATCTTTTGAGCGAGTTCGATTTGTGCCGTTGCATTTTCTTCACCTTTAACGTATTGGGATTGCAGCACCTCAAGTTCACGCTCAGATGTAGCAATGGCTTTTTCTTGGGTTGCAATTTGTGCTTGCTTTGCCCTTACTTGTGCTTGAGCGGTTATGATGCCAATCTCGTTGAGTTTGTTCAACTTTTCTTGCCCCTTCATCTCTTGGGCTTGCAGTTTGATTAACTCAACCTTCTTGGCCTCAATGGATTCAATCTTGGCCCCATTTGCCTCCATCAAAGCAATCTCACGCTCCAAGGCAGCAATGGCTTTGGTATTGTTCGGTGGTAAGCCGAGCAATTCTCGCAACTTTTCCCAGTTGGTGTAGGCAAGTCCCGCAGCAACGGCAATCAGCCCGATGCCTGTTGCAGCAAGTGCAGCCTTGAAACCTTTGAGGCTTATGGTCGTCCCTTTGACAGTCTTGTCGTAAAGGGCCAAGGCAATCCTGTTAGCGGTGGTTGCTACGGCACTCGTCTTAGTCGTAATGGCAAGCAAGGCCTGTATGCTTTGAAGCAAAGCCATAGACGCTTGAACCTTCATCATCGTCTTTTGAAGGTCCTCATTCTCTTCGCCATACAAAGCCGACATACTTGTCGCAATCGTGAATCCTGCGGTTACTGCGGTCAAAGCCTCCGAGAACAACTGCATCCCTTGCGTTCCTGACTTTGCGACCGAATCAACGGACTGCTCAACGCCTTCAATGGTTCGCTTGAACTCCCCTGCCTCTTGCTGAAGCCTTATGAACTCCTCGGTATTCTGCTTGCCAGCAACGGCAAGTTCAATCATCCGCTTCTTCGCAGCGTTCAGTTTATCCTCAAGGGACTGAAGTGCTGGACCGCTCGCATCCGTAGCGGTTACCTTAATCGCAATTTCTTTGTTTACGTCTGCCATAGTTTTTTATTTGTCTGCCCATGCTGGTAATCCCGACACAACTTCCAAGACCTGACCTTCGGTTCCTATTCCCAAGTTGACCCAATCGGCTCCGTCCCAATACTTGATGTCCCCTGCCGCATCGCCCGGAGTAAAGCCTTCACCTGCTGGGCCGACTGCACCCGTTGCTCCAGTCGCACCTGTTTCACCCGGAGGACCTGCAACCGCTGGGAGTTCTTTGATGGTTGGAATGGGAGGTACTTCGTTCGGGTAATCCGAATCCGTTGCAGGAACAGGGCCGTCGTAGGGGAAATAGTAGATTTGCTTTGGGACAAACTCGGTTAGGTTGAGAATCCTGCGAAGTGTAACCCGGCACGGCTTCTGCTGACCTATCTCGTAGTCCCGAATTTCCATCAACCTCCAACGGACCCCTCCGTAGTAGATGGGAGTGCGAAAGTCGAGTTGGCTGATGTCCACCGCATTGAGCATAATGGACAACTCCAACTGCATCGCTTCACGGCTGACCGTTTCTTGGATAAAATTCCACCAATAGATGTTGAAGAGGTTGTTGTTCGTGTATGCGTAAGGGTCGCTATTTGCGGCGACATTCACCGCATAGTACAACTGCTTGGGGATTCCAAAGGCAAGGTCAAAATCTGCTGCGTAAGGGTTGTCAAGGTGGCTGACAAAGGGCAGGCTCAACAACGACTCTGCGAGTGCTACCGAACCGCTGACCCCGTACTGGTAGGCCCACGTCGTCGGTGCTTCAATGAGGTTGTATTGGGCTATGCGGTAACCGCTCTGCAAGGTCTTGATGGTTCCTGATAAAGCGGAGCCGTCCAAGTCCCAAGCCCTGCCGATTACTTTGTCGGTCGTGAAGTTCGCAGGGATAAGGGTGCTGCAAGCGAGTTCGACGACGTTCTCACCTTTGCCGTAGAAGTTGTCGGTCGTGAAGATTCTCCCTCCGTAGCCTTCCTTGGCAAGCGGGTAGTTCGATTTATCCAACTTTGACAAATAGTCCCCGGCATCCTTGTACTTGAACACGATGGTCTTGTATTGGTTCGGGTCCCCGTTCGTGATGTTTTGCTCTGCGTTCTCATCCGATTTCTGCGACCAGTCAACCACTCCGCTGGAGTAGAAGTCCACCCAAGGCTCCACGATGAGGTTCTTGGGGTCGTCTGGGTCCGGCATGAAGTAGAGGTTGAACATCTTTTGCAGGTCTTGCAGGAGGTCCGATTGCTTCACGTCAGCAGGCAGGGCGGTAGCCATATTGACTTGCTGGGTTGGGAATGATAACGGGTTATCCAAGCACTCCCATAGCACGGTTGCACCCGACAATATTGTCGCACCACTCGCAAAGGCATTAAAAAAACTTGTAAATACAAAACCAATATTTGCGGTTATGTTCGCAGGTATAGTGATGTTGGAGAATGTGGTCGATTGTAAGCCTGTAAGCCCTCCGGGTGCTTCAAGGGTTATTCCCTGAATGACTGAAATATCCCCAGAATTGGTCAAGTCCCTAATTGACATATTAAACCTCAACCTACTTTCAGCAGGAAATTGCCCGTGCCTCAATGCATAGTTAACAGTTACATTCCAACGGGTTGGTGCTGATGGAGCGACGAAGGTGCTTGATGAAGGAACCCAATAACCGGGTCGGTCGTAGTAACTGCCCGTTTCATCTTGAAACCGCATCGTGAGGTTTTGGTTAAGGGTCCCACTTACATTACCCGTACTACCCACAAAAATCGCAGACCCTGATAAGTTGAGGGACACATCTCCAGCAGCGTAAGGCATGACCAATTTACCGAACCGCTCCGAGTTAAAGAACTCCGAGGTGTAGCGATACCCTGCCTGTGCGAATATCAAGTCCACCATCTTCTTCACATAAATGCTCGGTGTCATCTTGTAGAACGGCACGGCAAACCATCCCTGCGTAACCACGTCCGTATAGCCGTAGGAATCAACCAAGCCGTAAACGTAACCGCTCGCACCACTTGCGGTCCAAGTTGCAGAAACATGGGCCGAGGTCAGCGTGTGGTTCATTCCGCTGACCCCTGCCGTTGTCGCAAGGAGGTTGCCCTCAATGGACTTAAACAGGCTCACATCGTCCGAGAACAAGCCAACCTCATAGGTAACCTCTCCCCGAATCTTGGACATGGAAATCAGTTGCAGGACTCCGCTGAACACTTGGACCCCGTCCTCCCACATCGCTGCACGAATCTTCTTGTTCGGTTGAAAGCCACCCACGAAGGACTGAATGTTGTAAGCATACCCGAAACAGGCCCTGTTGGTTGGCGTGTTTGGTAGGGTTATCGTCTTGGAGAAAGACCCCCTCCGCTTGGTGATGTCGGCAATGTCCTCCACCGAAAAGGTCAGGGCGATGTCAATCTCGCCCATCGTGTCAAGGACGTAGGGAACCTCTGCGTTTGATATGTTGAGAGGGTAGGCGATGAGGGTTACGCTCATAAAATATTGTTCTTGTAAGCGACTGCAACCTCGACCTGCAACTGAGTCAGGCGGTCGTTCCTGCGTGTCGTGAATTGGTAGGTGTTGGCGTTGACGACGGCTTCGACTAATTGCCCGTCCAGTTCAAGCCATACCTGCCCGGACCTGACCATCTCAATTAGCCAAGCAGACTCGGCATCGGTCAGCCAATCCGAGTTGAGGGCGTAAACGTAATCGAACTCGCCTGCCCATACTTTGTCGTAAGTCGTGGTCGCATAAACGTCCGAATTATAGCCGAACGTCTGCCTGCTGATGTTGGCTCTCTTGCGGTTCTTGAGCGTAAAGGTGTAGGAGTCAATGCCTCCGTATTTGTTTTGGAAGTGAACCGGGATGGAGTTAAATCGCTGGCATTGCCCGATGACGTACCTCTGACGAATCGTGATGTTTGACCCCCTTGAGAAGTAAACGTCGTAGAAGTCCCCGGGATTGCCTTGGAATAGGTAATCTCCGGGGTTCCCGTCCAAGCATTGCCCCGACGTGAGGGCTTTGAGGTTCATTGGCCCGACCCCGAAGCGGATGACATTCGAACCCGATACATTCGACGCTAACACATCGAACTGCCTTGCAAAGGTCGCTCCTGTTGCACTCCAGTATTGGATGTAAGCCTTCTCGACCGCGTAGTTAAACTGCCCGATGGAAAGCCATCCGTAGCCGTCGGCATAGACCGTGCGAGTCGTCGGGGTTGTCAGCATCCGGTTCGTATCGTTGACAATATCACCGCTTGGGAAGTACAAACCACCGCTCCAAGTCGCAAGTTCTAATTGCTCCAAGTTTCCTGCAAAGGCAACACGGCCCGACACGGTTGTAACCGTTCCTGTCTGCACGACTGGGGTGTTGCCGTATTCCTCCATGAAGTCAAGGCGATACCCCGAATAATACCCGGCATGGTCCACAAAGCCCGTTTGGGTCAAGGTTGGCTTAGTCGGTGCAATCAGGGTTTCAACGACCTTGGCAACGTCAAAGAAGCCGAAGTTGGTTGTCGGTAACTTGTCGCACTTGAGCCGGGCAAGGGTTGTCCCTGCTGGGTTCTTCACATCGCAGACGTACCTGTAATTGGGTTGTGCAATCAGCGAACCGCTGACCTTGAAAAGCATCTTGTTGTAAACGGGGGTTGCCACTTGGGGCGACCCGGAAAGGACGGTTACTGCCATTTTATAGTTTGGTTGCTACGCTTATGGATTTGCCAAGGGTTTCAGCGATTGTGTTCACCAAAACGTCTATCATTTCGGGGGATAGGGCGTTAGACATGAAGTTCGTGGCCCGTGTTCCTCGCTGGAATACCCAATAGGCTACCGACCTGCCATCCACCAATCCCTGCTCCTGCTTCGTTCGCATCCGCTTGAGTTCACGGGAATAGGTTGGCACAACGGGTTTTTCCTTGTTGGCTATCCAATCGGCCATGGCTTGAGCGGGTGGGAACTTGTCCCGATATTGGAATGGCGACCTTGGAGCCTTTAGGCTTGACGTTTTGCCTCGCACCCCTTGGTCCACGTACTTCCAATAGGGGTTGGCCATGATAGCCACCACGATTTGCTTTGCGGATAGTTCGATGTCTTCGGGGGCGATGGATGCCGATAGCGTTCCCCCTGCATTTGCGTTGGCTGCTTCGAGGTTTTTCTTCGCAAGTTCAATGACCCTTTCAATCCACTTGACCAGCACGTCGTGGGTTGGCGACTTGCCTCCACCCTTGGGGCCGACGACTGAACCAATCCCCTCCAAAGCGGTTTGGTCAATGCCTTTCATCGAACCGCTGCCGAACTTACCTACGGGTTTACCATTGGCGAGGATGGTTGTTTCCATGTGGGTAAATGTCCCCCGTGCTGGAATGTGTCTATCTGCGTCTTGCCCGCTCCGCTTCCATCCTCTCGGCTTCCAAGATGTCGTGAATCAGCAGGGCGTAGTTTAGGAACTCCACCGCCTTCATCGCAAAGATGGCATCGAATTTCAGCACGTCCTTGTTTGCCATCCTCCACACCACCATGAGCCATCCGTAGCCGGCAAGAGGACTTACGTCAGCCCCTCGGCCGTCTTCATCAGGTGCTTGGAATAGTCGCTCAAAACTTTCAAGTAGGATTCGGAACTTAACAAAAAAAAACTGACAACGCCCCAAACATCCCCGACCTTGGCGTGTTTCTTCATTAGTTCGGCTCTTTCAGCATGGGCAGCCCCGTCGTACTTTTTCGGGAAGAATCCGAATAGACCGCCTTCCCGGCATAGAGTAGCCATGATGCGATGAAGGTTCTGCAACAACTGCTTCTCGTCCGTCGTGTTTGCGTCCATTAACTCTATCAACTGCCCAGCCGTCAACTCATCCGTGAACACGGTCGGGATCCACCACTTGCCCCCGGCTTTGAACTTTCGCTTGTAACCCAAGGCGGGCAATGCGTTCCACTCGCTTATGATGGCCTTGTAGCGATTTAGGACGCTCTTGGCGGGCATTTCTCTCACGAACGATATATCGACCCCCTCAACGATTGCAACGACCCCTGCACGCTTGTCGTAGTCCCCAAGGACGCTTGAGAACTCAATGGCTCCGATGCGCTGGAACTGGTCGATGGTGAGGTCTTGGAGTTTCATAGCCATAACTTGGGTCTTGAGTTGCAACGGATTTCGGGAACGACAACCATGGGCAGGTCGTTAAGCAGGGCGAGGTTGGTCAGGATGCTTTGGTCGTGCCTGTGGTCAATAAACGATGGATGGTTCGGATACTCGCTTGGGTCGTCATTCACGGCCTTGTCAACGTGGAGCCACTTGGACCACTCGTACATGAGGTCAATCGTGAAGTCGGTCTTGCGTAGTCCAAGGAACCCCGCCTCTATCTGCATCGGTTTCTCGTTAAAGAATTGAAGGCAGTCCATCAAGGCGTAGCAGTCGCCCTTGGTGTATGAAATATGGTTGTGAAAGTTCTGGTGCAGCAGGATGGGGTTGTCTTGTAGGTACTGCTTGGCAAACTCAAAGCAGCCATCCCCGTGCAGGTCTTGGGCATCCAAGTAAAGCAGGGCTTCGTCCTCCTGCAAGTCAAAGAGAGCGTCAAGGATGATTTGCGGTTTCCACCTCCACCAGTTGTTGCCCCTGCCCGGACGTTTCTCGTCCTCGGTCGTTGTGATTGGGAATGGGTACTGATTAGCCTGCCCCCTCGCTGCTGGAAGGTACTCACTCGTTGCGTAATTGACCCCGACTAAGTACATCTCAGAACCCGTGAGAGTTTGCGAAGGCGTGATTGAATGCAGCCACGTTGTAGGGAATATCAGCAAACCTCTGCGAGTAGGCTCGTTCTAAAATGTGGCCGACGTAAGAAATAGCGACCAAGTCCTGCTCAATGCAAGCGATGGTTAGGTCAAGGTAGGAATCGTCCCAAGTAAGCGTGTAGTTGGAAGTTACAGGCACGACGGGTTGATGGAACTCCTTTGCACCCCTTCCAGTCAGTTGCTTGATGTGTGGCTCGTAATTATCACCGCACGACCAGTAAGGCACAACGTCCACAGGGACTCGGAAATAGGCGCAGTAGGCTCTTTGGTCAAAGTCCCCGTTCCGGGTTAGGTCGTACTCGAAGAGGTTCACGACATCGCCGTTCTTGATGTAGCCGTTCTTGGCTAAAGCGTACCATCCAGTCCAAGCAACGAGGTTGCGATGGCTCTCAATGTTGTCGGGTTCGTTCCTTGCAACGATATGGTCAAGGCCAGCCATGCCGTCAAAGTCCTTGAACCCAAGCATGACCCAAGTATAGGGGGCTAAGTCCTTGAACCTTCCCTCGGCTTCGCATTGCTTTACGATGTCCGTGTCGTGGCAGAAGATGTAAGTTTTTGCTTTCATTTCTTGTAGAGGGTTAAAAGCATCCGACCCCTTTGGTCCGTTGACCCCTTGGCTTCGTGTGGTTGCAGTTGGCTCGTAAGGTTGACCATCGTCAGCAGTTCGGCATCGTGGATGACCATCGTCCCACCGGGGTTCAGGGCTTTGTTAAACAAGGCAATCATTTCGGGAATCATGCCGTCCCCGTGGTCGGAATCGTGAAAGATGAAGTCAAAAGTCCTGACCTCTTGCAGGGCCATGTGGCTCGGTTGGTTGTTCCATTCAACCTTGAACTGCGATAGGAGGGCTTTGCGTTTATCTTCTACGGTTGTGTCGGTGTCGTAAACCACCACGTCAAGCCCAGCCAAGGCGATAGCGAGCGTCGAGTGTCCGAGGTAGGAGCCGAGTTCCAAAGCGTGGCCTCCCTTGTGCTTCTTGGCTTCCTCGTAGATTTCAATGATGTGGTCCACCGCAGTCGTGTAGATGTGGGAGTAGTCCAAAGCCTTGAGTTGGTCGATGTGTTTTTTCATGCTAAAAAGTTATGACAAAGCGTTCGGGTGAAGGCCAGCCGGGGTTGGAATCAAAGACCTTGGTGTCGGGTTTCTTTCCTATCCAATGCTCGGCTTGATAGCGTTGCTCCCGTTTCGGCTCACCGAGTTCCTTGATGTGGCTCGACTTGGCCCACCAAAAGTTGCCCCCAAAGTACGGATAGCCTTCGGGGTTGTTGGCATCGGCCATGTGTGGGAACTGCTCCTTGGTAATCCAATGGCAGCCGACTGCATCGACCTGCTCCAGCATCTGCATGGACCGCTCCCATGCGACCACGTTGAAGAATAGCATGGACCTCCCCCATAGTTGGGTGGTCAAGGATGGATTCGCAGCCCCCTTGGTGTGAGCGTACAGGTACACCGCTTCCTCTTCCTGCGAGGCCCGGTACATCTCGGTCAGCGTCGCCTGCTCCCAAGCGTTGGTCCGGGTAACCACGACCTTGACCTTATCGGCCACCATCGAGTTTTCCAGCACCTCCTTGACCGCCTTGCGTTGTTCGGGTGGGCCGACGATGCCGACACGGATTTCGTCCAAGACATTGATGAGGCCGTAGTTGCAGACCGCCATCATGTGCTGATTCAGGATTAACTGCCAATTTCCTCCGCAGTAGATGTGGTAATAGTGAACGACTTTCATACTAATCCATCCAAACACCATCATGCCTCAAATGCCAAAAGCGATGCCTAATGACTTGAAGGATTAAGCCAAGCAGCGAGTTAGCGTAGTAAACGCCAGCCTCGCAATGCAGTTCAAATTTGTAATGTTTGTTCATTGAAGCAGCAGGGTTAGAAGGGTGATGATGAAGAAAACGGCTGCAACCGTCTTCCCGATTTCGATTAGCAGGTCAAGGATGCGTTCGGGGTTCATAGGGCAAAGTTAAACCACAACATACTTCCCGGAGTTGCTTACCCTCAACTTGTTGAGTGCCACATACCGCATCGCATCGCAGGCGTGGTTGAAGGAATCAATCGGGACCCCCGTGTTCTTGCCTTCCTTGTCGGTCGCCCAAGTGTAGGACCGCAGTTCTTTGATGAGGTTTGTGCTATCCTTGGTAACCTGCAACTTGTAGCGTTTGAGTATGTCAATGCCGTTCCGAACCGAATCGGGGCCTTTCTCTGCTGGCTTGATGTTAAAGCCAAGACGGTAGATTTCTTCAATGGACTTCGGTTCTGCTGAGTCCGCCACGATTTCCCAAGCCCTTGTGATGCCCAAGGACCGCAGTTTGTCTGCGATGTCTTGGTTGGTTAGGCCCGTAGCGTAGAGCAGTTCCTGAATCAGCAAGCAGTCCCCTTGGCGGTAGATAGCGACCAAGGCCGTAGGGTCGTTGCTAAAGCCCCAGTCAAGCCCCAAGGCGACGAATTTCGCACGGCTGACATCGATACCCTCCACGACCTCGAAGTCCTCGTAGATGGCACCCTGAAGCGTCCCGACCTGACCGAGGCCGTACACCTTCCACCAGTTCGCCCAATAGGCAGACGTTTCGGCTTTAGTGCGGTTCAGTTCGATGTCCCTCTTGATGGTATCAGGCAGAGCCTCGTTGTCCTGATAGGTCAGGATGAGCAGTTCGGAATCGTCCTCACGCAAGACCTCGGTATGCGCCCAAAATTCGTGGGTCGGGTTGAAGTCGATGTAGATGGCCTCGCTGGTACGGATTGCCAACTGGTAGTAGGACTCAAAGTCGATGTTGTTCGCCTCGTTGATGAATAGCACCTGCCTCCTTGCACCCCGGAGCCTTGCCTCTTGGTCAGCCGAGAAAAACTCGATGGTGCTACGGTTAGCGAACTGGTAGGTCAGCAGGGTCTTATTCCACCTTGACGGAACGAAGATTTCCTTGGCAATCATTATCTTGATGAAGTCCCGAATCGCACCCCTCCGAAGGTGAGGCACGGTTTCCCCCACTATACTGATTTCGGTCTTCTTCTTGCAAGCCTGTTTGATTAAAACGCAAAGAATGCTGAAGGTCTTGGAGGCCGAGGTCCCTCCTTGGATGACCCGTTTACGATGGGTCAGCGATTCAATCTTCCGCTTGGCGGTGGTGTTTATGACCTTCATCAATCATCCTCGGTCCATTGTTCAATAAAGACCTGATTCTCCTGCTTGTCAACCAATGAGTTCAACCGTTGGGTGATGCTTGCGTTGTACTGACCGACCATACCCCCTTCGATTTGGTCTTGGCGGATGACCCGCTTTATGCGTGAACAGATGGTTGAATAGTCGGAGTAGTTGCCCTTCGTGTTTGCAAAGTAGTTGCTTAGGTCCTCAATGATACCTGCATCGGCACACCAGTTCTCAAAGCCTTCCAAGGTCAAGGGTCGCTCCAAAGGCTCATGCTGGGGGATAGCATCCTTGCCGGGGAATACCGTCTTGGTCCTTGGGTTTGCCTTGACCTGCGATCGGTATGCCTCAAAGTACTCCCACATCTTTTCGGGAGTTTCGATGTACTTGCCGTTGCCCTTGCTGGTTCCCATTAGTATTCGATTTTGTCGATTAGGTCGCTAATCTTGTTTACGATTTTCATTTTCACTTCGTACTGGTTCGGGGCATTGGAATCGTCCACCGCTCCGATGCAGTCGCAGAGGGTTGTGATGACCATCATTAGCGAATCCATCCGAGCCTGCACTTGGGCTTCGTCATCCTTCGCCTTCGAGTTCGCCAAGTTCTCGGAGTTTATTTCTTGACCATGAGAGAGCCGACTTGCCACCCCACAGGAGGTAGGAGATGTAACCGCAGTCCGAGGTATCGTCTGCATTGTCGTAGTAGGTTTCGGCCCTTGACAGGTAGGAGTGCATCCGCTTGATGGTTTCAAGGGAAATTGCTTCCCCGTTGGCTAACTGCTGCGCCCGGACCTTGCCCGTCTGCGTCGCACACTTGTTTCCGTTCCGCTCGTTGAGTTCAATCCCTCGCTTGGCATTGGCCCGAATCTCTTGGCCGTAGTCGGAGTACGACTCGAACTGTTGCCTTTTGTGATTCTCCCACGTTGAGCCACAAACCGCCAATCTTTGAGCCGTATCGGGGAACTCCGCATTGGTTTGGTTATTGCTCATGCAGCGACCGATGAAGCCTTCTTTGCTTTCGTTATTGTTCGGGATTGGCAGGGGCATTTAGGGGGTGGGTTATGGTGTTTTGGTTGACTTCGAGGAACAAGTCCGCTTGTAGGTAAATGTATTGGAGAGCCGATTTTACGCAGTCCGCACACCACCAATTCGTAGGCGGTCGTCCGTGAGCGGTCAGGATGGCTTGCAGTTCACCAACCGCATCGGGTGGGAGTCGCATAGTCAGCGATGCCACATATTGGTCCCAGTACTTCCTGTGCTTCTGGGCAATTACGAATTGGTCGTTGGTCATTTGAAGGTCCATTCTCGGATGATTATTGCGGTGGCTGAAGATGCGAGGCCGAGGATTGGGGCCAAGTACCATTGGCAGGTCGGCAGGGTCAGCAAGACCCCAAGCCAAAATCCAAAGCAGGTCATGCACGAAAACGGCTTCCGCTTGGCGAATGGCAAAGCGTAGAACCACCCCGGCAGGACCCGGAACTCCACGACCGCAAGGGTCGCCAAGGCACTAATCAGGATGGGATAGACCAGTATATCCATTGGCTTCGATTGCGGTTTTGATTTTGGCCTTGGCCTGTTCGATTGAGTAGATGATGCTACGGTACGGGATTCCCGTTTCACGGGACATGGCTTTCATGTTCCCGGTCTGCATGAGCAGGTTCAGCAGTTCTTTGTCGTACGGGAAGGCCCCATCCTTGGCCCAAGAGTCCATCTCGTTTTGGGCAATAGCCCAAAGGTCGTCAAGCAAGGTGTCGTAGTCCTTGCCTTCTTCTTGGGTTTCGGGATCCACTTCGACACGCTCGTCGTGATGACGGTACTTCTTTGCGAATTGGTTGTTATTCCCCCGGTAGAGGTTCATTATCAGCCGAACGATGTAGAAGCGCAGGTAGCCTTGGACCTGCATCTTGGCAATCTTGTCGGGGTCTTTTTCGAGCAGAATCAGGACGACCTCTTGTTCAAGGTCCTTCCAAAGCAAATTGCCCCCCGTAATGGTGAGGCAAGCCTTGCGGATTTCTCCGCTTCGATACAGGTCAAGGACGATGCTCTCTGCGTTCACTCACGCAAAGATGGAGGGGGTTCTCGCTAATGTTGCAAAAAATCCCGTGTCCTGTTCAAAACTTGTGTACGAAGAAACTTGATGTCCGGCCTTGCCCTCATGTTTATCGCAAGGATTTCGAGGTTGTGCATCACGGTGGCGTGGTTCCTCTTGATGATTCGCCCGATTTGGCAATAGGTGTAGAGGTATTCCGAGTAGGCGATGTCAGCAAAGATGGACCGAGCCAGCACCAGTTCTTGGGTCTTGACTTCGCTCAAGATGTCATCCGGGCTGACTCCGACGACCTCTGCGGTATATCCGAGGATGGTTCGTGAGATTAGGTCCATGGCTAAAACGGGTTAGGGGGTAGGGGCATCCAATGGCTCACTTCGGTCAGGAACCAAGTTTGATGCTCGTAGTACCAGCGTCCATCGCCCAGCCATGCGTAGGCTTGATTGCGGTCGGTTGTGAAAATTAGGACTGGCTCGTAAGGTGTCGGCATTCGGTCCAAGCATTTAATCCATTCCATGGTCAGGCGTTTTTGGCTTGGAGGATACGACCGAGCAGGGTCCAGTTCACGGACCACGCCTTGATGGTTTCGGATTTGTCGGGTCGGTTGCAGTTGACGCAAGCCTTGCGGATATGCAGTTGCCAGCGTCGGAAATCGGTTGGTGTGGTTTTCATGGGGTTGGGGGTTAGCATTTTGGTGGTGTCAACGAAATGGTCTTTACACATGGGTTCGTGTTTCCGAATCCCAAATCTCGGTCCAATTGAAATCCTTCCAGTTATCCTTCCATAAAAGTTTAAACTTTTCTTTGATTTTTGCTTCAAAACTTCTTGCCTCTTCCAAGGTGTCAAAGTCCTCCTGAAAATCATTCATCCCTCCTTCAGGATAATAGGCATCACCGGCAAACACTAAAAATCGTTTCATAAATTTGGGTTTTATATGGGACAATTTGCGAGGTTTTGGGTATTTTATGTCAGGTTATAGGCTGACGATTGGTGAGGTTTTGTCAGCGTGTAGGCTGACGGTAGTCGCATAGTTTAAATATGGTCAAACCACAAATTTTCTTCAAGTTCTTTAGCAAACGCTTTAAAAAACTTTGCAAGTGCTTCTTTCTCGTCTTCTCCACGAAAAACTATTTTTATTCTATCAATTTCTTTCAATTCTTTTTCAAATGGTAAATCAATAAACATTTGAGCACATCCGTGATTTAAAAAGGTTATAGCAACATATGACTCGGTCCTATGTCGCTCCCCATTGTGTTCAATGGTAGCATCAATGATGCAATGGGATACGTGTTCTAAAGTTAATTTTCTCATGTTTTGGGGTTTTAATTATATCGTAAATTTACACATCTATTCCACACTTGCAACCACTCGCTGAAAATCCTCAATGCTTCGGATGACCTCGTATCGGTAGCCTGCCTCTTGGACCACCCCCTGCCACCACTTCTGCGAGAGGGACTGCTTTCCTTTTTCGGCTTTGAACTCCAGCATCACCGCACCGGTTGGCGAGAGCCATATCATGTCGCTAACCCCTGCCACCACGCCCATGGCTTTCATCACGCTGCCGGCATAGGCATTCGGTGCGTTGTTGTTTACGGTGAATAATCGGCCCCGGTCGTTGGGAAAGTTGTTCCAGTGCCACTGGAAGCATTCGGCTTGGAGTTTGAACTCGGACATCATGATTGAAAGATTTTAAATCGTTTTGCATTGTGAAAATACCAACCTCGCTTCCATCCCATGTAACTGACAAACTCTTCGGCCTCGGCCCTGCTCTTGCAGTTGTGTAGCACCCAGTATGGACTGATCACTTTGGCCTTTGCCAGTTGAGCCTTTTGATACATCGTGCTTTGCTTGGCTATCTGCATCGCTTGAGGTTTAGAGAGGCGTGATAACTCTACCATTTCATTGGTTTCTTTTGGTTTTAGTTGATAAACAAAACCGCAATACTTGCATTCCATAGCAGCAATGGGTATAGTAGCCTTGCATTGAAAACAATTTTTGACGCCACCAATTCCGGATGATTCACGAATGCGTTTCTTTTTTAGGGACCAATTTTGGTCATCCTCCCAATACCCATGGGTTTGAATGTTATTGCCAAAATCAAGTAAAGTGAAAAGTGATTTAGTAGGCGTAACCCTTGAGCCTCGGCCAACCATCTGCATAAACAACGGAAGGCTCGCAGTCGCCCGGTAAAGGATGACAACCTCGATGCTTGGCTCATCATAACCCGTAGTCATTAAATCGCAGTTGCAAAGGATCCCATCGGTTGATTCTTTAAACCATGCAAGGGTATCGGCTCGCAAGGACTTTGGCATCTCTCCGTCAACGTGCCGGGCGTTGAACCCTGCACCCTGCAAAGCCTCGCAAACCTCCTTGCTTGATGCGATGTTGCTGGCAAAAAGAATAGCCTTTTTCTTAGGTGTAAATTTATCGTAATTATAAACAACCCCTTCATAAACTTTCTTTTCGCTATACATATCAGCCATTTCTTTTAAATCGTAATCATCTCCTTTCATTTTAATTTTTGCAAGAAAGTCAATTGATACTCCATAACTAATTAAAGAAGAAAGATATCCTTGTTCAATTAATTCCGATACCTGAACAGGTTGTATTAATGCTTGATAAAATTTTGAAAGACATTCCTGTTTACCCCTTCTAACAGGTGTTGCCGTTGCACCGATGACTACGGCATTGGGGTTGATGTATGGCAGCAGAGGGTTAAATGTCTGCTTGTGAGCCTCGTCAATGATTACAAGGTCCATCCGGGCCAATAGGTCCTTGTATTCGGTAGCGTCCTTCCTTCGGCTGAATGTCTGGGCCATAGCGATAAAGCAATTTCCTGAAACATCCAGACGAGTCTTGCTTGCCTCAATGAGCGTCGGCTTGATACCGAACTGGTCCAAGGCCCCGTTGGATTGCCGGAGCAGTTCCACCCGATCCGTGAAGATAATGGCCTGCTTGCCTTTCTCTAAGGCCCGTGCCACCATGTATGAGAACATGACCGTCTTACCGCTCCCAGTCGGGGAGCAGAGTATCAAGCGTCTTTTGCCCTCGGCAATGCTTGTCCGCATTTGGTCAATAGCGGTTTGTTGGTAGGGTCTAAGCATAGTCACTGATAGTTACTGCAAAAATGTTGTAGTGAATATAAAAATCTGCGTTTTTGATATCGTTAGGGGGGTTCATAGTCACATAGTCACTATATCTACTACTTTCTTTAGAGTATATATAATACATACACACACACACACACACACCCACATATATATTGTATAAGGAAAATCGCATTTTTAGTGAATGTAGTGACTATCTAAAATGGTTTGTCCTGATTACCAAGCCTTTGCTGATAGTTACTACTATTCGTTTTAGGGATGAGTAAATAGCAACCACGGTTGTCCCGTTCACTTCGGCTTACCTTTTTGCATCCAATGGACTTTAAAATGGCCCCAAGTTTGTTTTGATTGATTTTCTGCTCGGTGTATGATTCAATGATGTTTTTAATTTCGGAATTGGTTAACCACTCCGCACCTATGCCGTCGTTTTTTTCATCGGGAATAGTAAAGTAATTGTATAGCAATTCTTTCTCCACTGCTGGCTGAATGTTGTTTAGGGTCTTTTCGTTAAGCATGGTAATCTCTGCTTTGGACAGTTGCCAAGAATCGGTGCCGTTTAACTTGTAGGAATGCAGGGCTTCAATAAACAGGTCGGTCTTATCGATGGCTGCATAGGCATCCCAGTCAATCTCGCTGATCACAATGGGCAGGATCCTACGGTTACCCGTTGGGTCGTTGATGACTTCCTCGTCGTTGCTTGTACCGCAAAGGACCGCATAGCGATTCAGTTCCTCATGCACCCGGCCGTAGGGCTTGCGGATGCTGAAGGTTTGCTTGGAGGACAATTCCTTGAGTTTCTTGGCTTCCTGCTTGGATTTGCCACCGAACTCGTCATCGCAGAGGATAATCTTCTTGCACATAAGAATTTCATCGTCCTTCCCGGCATCCAGTTTGGATTCCCCGTAATAGGCCCGAAGTTCATCGGGCAGCAGGTTACGAAAGAAGTTGGTCTTGCCGATGCCCTGGTCGCCACAAAGGACCAGTATTGAAAGAGAGTATTCCCCGTGCATACTTGCGATGACCGAGCAGAGCCATTTATGAATGCAAAGTTGCATAAAATGGTGATCCAAATTGGTAGTTGTAATGGTATTGGTCAGGGCTTCGATGCACCCAAAGGGTTGACGATGTCCGTGCTTTGCAAAGAACTGGGTGAATGGATTGTAGGTCGGTGTATGGCTTGAATCAATAATTGAGTTAATGAGTTGCATATTAACTTCCTTTTTTCCAAATTGCTCAAGACAATCGGTGTAAAGGTCATTGATGTCAACGTCGGTAATTGGCTCTCCCTTTAATTCAATGCAACGGGTTACTGCATTGCGTTTTAGGTTAAATGAACGTAAGTAAGCCTTTATCTGCTTTATCGGTGTGTCCTCGGTATCAGCGGATTTTAGTTCCGTAGCATCAAGAGCCATCGTGTTGGCAACGATTTCTTCGAGTCCATCGATGTCGATGTTGTCTATCTCCCGAAGTATGCGAACTGCGGTTTCGGTTGCTGCGTTGATGTCCTTGGGACCGCCATTGGTACCAACACGCATACGGTGGGACTTGGTTGTGGAAACGATGTGCTTGGTGGTCTTGGTTTGAATCTCTACACCTGCATTCTTGGCAAGCCACATAAAGGAAGCAAAGGACACTTGATTCTGCTTGGAGTTGCAGAGTTGCTTGTACTTTTTGTCGCAGGCTTCCGGGTTGTACTTTGGGGATAGTGCTGAAACCCGATGGAACAGGTCTGCACCTTGCTCATGGTATTTTGCAGCAATGGCAAAGCCAATCTTGACCCAATCGGCATAAGAATCTGTTAGGTCTATTCGCTTGGCTTCGATTTGCTGAAGGATGTGTTCGACATCGTGTTCACCGTGTGGGTAAAACTTTGGGGCTGGTGCAGCCTTGGCCTTGGGTAGGTAGGTCTTAAATACCGGAACAGGTTTGTCGGTGATGAATGCGTCCGGGTCAAAACTCACGAACCTCAAACGGCTTACGTCTTTGCAAGCGGGATCCACAATGATGTGATAACGGTCTGCCAAGCGTTTCTCCAAAGCAAAGAAAGCGTCTAAGTGTCGGTCGGCTTCGATGCGGTAATAGGCTGCATACCCTTGACCCCCGGCACTTTGGTGCAAAGCGTATAGGTGTTCATCTTGGCGAATTGCAAGCACGTCAACGCCTTCGTTGTCCTTGGCATCGATATCGATGCAGATTATTCCCGAATGCGTTTCAAGACCTTCCTTGCCCTGCTTCTTAAACTTACCGCTGGGCGTTACGGCTGAAAGCCTGCGTTTGGTTTCTTCGGTATTGGCGTTTCGGTAAGCCATGACCTCGGTGTAGTAGATGCCGTCCTTAATGTCCTGTATGTACTGGACAAAAGGCATATGGTCTTCGGGGACATTGTTTCGCACACCGCCATTGGTGGACGCTTTGAACATTGATATTTCTGCCATAGGATAAGAAAAAAATACCCCGACTGATTGCAGCAGCCGGGGCAGGGGTTAGAGAATGAACCCTTTATCGGTAGCACCATTTGGCTGCAATTACAAATGGGCTATGTATGTAAATGTATCTAAGGCACAAATTTACACTAAAAAGGCATGTCACCATCTTGGGGTGCAAGATTTCCACCGCTGGTCTGCGTTTGCATCGGCTCCACTTTGCCGGATATAAATCGCTTGCCGTTGGATTCTTTGACCCACCCGGAGAGGCGCATCTTGGTTCCATCGGGAAGGACCACGTCGCCTCGGTAATCCGGGCGTTTCGGGTTGTCGCCCTTGTCGTTTACGAACAGGGTGAAGGTGTTGGGTTGGGGGGTGTAACTGCTCATGGTTGGGGGTTGTAAATGGTTGGGGTTGGGGTTTCGAGTTTGTGATAGTACGATTTGGTTACTCCGACATAGCCGGAATTTAGGAGGTCGTGCA